GCGACGCTGCGGACGGCGGCGGTGGCGGAGTTGGCGTCGGCGAGCTTGACCTTGGAGTTGCCATTGGCATCGACGTCGGTGGAGTCGAGATAGACCAACTGACCTGCGGTGATGGTGGCACCGCAGGGAGCCTCCGCGATGCGGGCGGAGGAGGAGGGGACCACGACACTGGCGGTGATGCTGAGGTCGGTGGCGTGGAGTGGGAGGGCGACGAGAGCGAGGAGGGTGAGAGCGAGGAGGTGTTTCATGAGCTTCGAGTATTGGAGGGTGTCAAATGGGCGACGGAGAAGAAGTTCTCAGTGCTCAGTGCTCAGTGGAGAAAGTGCGCTGGTGGCGAACTGAGAACTGAGCACTGAGCACTTCCCCACTTTCTTCACGCTGGCGTGGTTTCATCCGTCCGCACTTGGACGACGAAGACGGTGGTGCGTGCGGCGAGGTGTTTTTCGGAGTCGATAGCACTGCTGGGGGCGTCGATGTAGGTCTTGCGGACGCGGTAGCCGGTGCGGCCTGCTTCGGTGAGGGCGAGGAGAAAGGATTTGAAGGCGGCGGCATCGGCGAGGATGTGGCGCACGGCGGCGGTCCATTGATTGCGCACGTCGTCAGCAGTGACTTCGGCGCGCACCTGGATCTCGACGGCGATGCGGAGGGTCATGCGGCGCGGGTGAGGGATGTCGGTGCCAGTGTTGAGGAGGTAGATCTTGGGGAAGGTTTCGTCGGCATCGGTGGGGCCGACGACGCAGGGGCACTCGGAGGCGGAGGCGAGCTGGGGGAAGTCGGCGCGGCGACTGTTGATGTAGCTGGCGACGAGCTGGGGGAGGAGGGTTTCGGTGTTGGGGGTCATTTGGGGAAGACTTTGAGACTTGGAGACAGGGAGACTGGGAGAGGGGATCAGGCGGCGTGGAGTTGTTGGGCGAGTTTGTTTTCGATGGCGGTGGCGATGTATGGGAGCTGTCGTTTCATGGCACCGAGGCGATAGTTGACGACGTAGGTGAAGCGGCGCTGGAGGTCTTTGTTGAGGGCGGCGGCGTTGATGGTGATGGTGATTTCGAGGCCGTTGGTGCTTTTGCGCTCGCGCATGAAGCCGGAGGCCCATGAGGCGCTGTGGCGGGCGATCCAGGCGGGAATGCCACGCAGCGGACCGTAGCGGCCGTTGTAGGCAGCAGGGACGACGGCGGCGAGGAGTCCGACGTTCTTTTGGCGGCGCTTGATGTAGCGGCGGACGAGGGTGCCGTTTTGGACGAAGACGGTGGGCGTTTTGTTGTTGACGCGACCCTGACGGGAGCGGCGGGCCATGTGCGCGGCACCGTCGTCGAAGCTGGTGAATTTCTTGCCGAGGGTGCGGTTCATGATGTCCTCCGCCTGCTTCCACTGCTTTTTCTGGATGTGGCCCCAGAAGCCTTTGGCGGCGAGAGGCGCGGTGGCTTTGATGAGCTGGTAGATCTTCCCCGGCGGTGCATAGACTTTCCAGATGTCGGCCATGACCTTGGCCTCTCCCTGCTTCTTGGCTTTGATGCCGCCGACTTTCTCGGAGTGCGGTGGCATGACTTGCACGAGGCCTGGCACCTTACCGGAGGAGGAGACGAGTGCGCGGGTGGAGTCGTTCAGGAAGGTGGTCATGATGGGCCGTGCGATGTCGGGCGCATGCCGGATGAGGGCGGCGATGCGGGAGACGTTGACGGTGGCGAGGAGCATGAGGGACGGGGAGACGGGGAGACTTGGAGAGTTAGGAGGCGCGGCGGATGGCGGTGAGGTGCCAGGCGATGTCGGTGGGGTTTTGACCACCGACGGAGATGATAAGGAAGGAGACGTTGTTGTGAACGAGGAGGGCGTCTTTGGCCGGTGCGGTGGTGAGGCGGGTCTTGAGCAGGGCGGCGGTGAGGGTCTGGCGCTTTTCCCAGCCGGTTTGATCGTCCTTCATGACGGGCTCGAGCTTGCCGAGGATGACGGCGGCGGTGTAGGAGGCACCATTGATGGTGATGGTGGCGGCGTGATGCAGCTCGGCGTGGGTTTGCTTGCGCTTCTTGGCGGCGGTGACGGCGGTGGGGGTCATGGGGAAGTTCTCAGTGCTCAGTTCTCAGTTCTCAGTTCTCAGTTCAAAAAAAGGCGGCGTGCCCCCAACCAAAAGGCACGCCGCGCAACAACACACGAAACAGAGAGGAAACGTGCGGTGAGATTATTTAGCCTTGGGTTTCTTTGCGGCGACGGCTTGTGCGTCCTTCTTTGCTTCCGCAGTGGCGGCAATGTAAGCCGGATTCGACTTCCGAATGCCGGGAGGGTTGTTGAGGATGGTGAAGCTGCCGATCGTGGCTGGAGCGGTGGCTTTAAAGGCTTCGAGCGCGGCGCCGGAGTCGCCGATGTAGAGGGCATGCGCGGAGCCGCGCTGGCCTGGGAGGGAGTGACCGATGAGGATGCGGAGGGACATAGGAGAAGACTTTGAGACTTGGAGAAGAGATTGTGAGACTGTGAGGCTGACGAATGAGGACGGGTGTCAAAGAAGAAGGCCGCGCTGGGTGAGCAGCGCGGCCTTCGACACATGAACCAACGGGAGAGATTAGGCGGGACGGATGATGTGACCGGCGTAGTCGAGGCCAGCACCAGCGGTGACACCGGCGGTGGCGGCGACGTCGCCACCAACCTTGGCACCGTAGAGGACGGTGGGGCAGACGTAGAGATCGCCGGTGCCTTCTTCCTGCCATTTGGCCATACCCATCGCGGTCTTGGTTTCCGCGTCAAACATGGCCTCAATGATGGTGGAGAGCGGGATGCCGAACTGGGATGCGAGCTCGGCTGTGACAGGTGCGGGAGCACCGGCCATGACGGCGAAGGCACGACGCTCGAAAGCGAACGCGCTCATGTTTTCCTTGGGCGTGACGACGCCGCCGGTGCCGTCGGCGGTGATGGCGGTGGCGGTGCCAGCGAGGGCGAGGGCGCGGGTGTCAGCAAGCTGGAAGGTGCTGCTGCTGGCGTAGATGACGTAATAGTAACCGGCGGTAAAGCCAGCGGAGAAGCTGGCAGCATACACACGCTGGCCAGTCTTGAGGCCGTGGTCGGCTTTGGTGAAGAGATCGCCACTGTTGGCACCGCTGACGCTGGTGAGAGCGGTGCCGGTGTTGGTGGGGAGATCGACATACTCGCGGATCTCGCGGAAGCCGAAGGCATCACGCCAGACGCGGATGGTCTCGCCGCCTTGTTTCTCGCCGAAGTATTGCGAATTGATGAGGCGCTGATCGACGGCGAGGACGGAGGCCACTCCGGAATTGACCAGCATGAAGCGCTCGTTGCTTTCGGTCTTGCCGTTCATGGCCTCGCCAATGGACACGAGGGCATCGACATCGAAGTCGGCGGTGGCGATGGTGCTGCCCTGGCTAAAGCGCAGGCTGCTGACGAGACCGAGGACGTAATCAACGATCTGCTTGCCGAGGACGTAACCGGCATCACCGACGCTGCCCTGGTAGTCATTCACGGCATCGGCGATGGCGTAGATGTGCTCCATCTTGATGGGGCAGGTGGCCCATTGGTCAATCGTGAGCTGGACGTCGGTGAGGAGACCGCGAGCGGACTGTGCGCCGTTCTTGTAGCCGCCGGAGCCAGCGCTGTAGGTGCTGGCGGTGGGGAGGGTGCGAATGCGGGCGATGGCGGCCTGATCTTTACGCAGTGCCATGCCGGAGAAGTCGGTGCCCATCATCTGCAAGGCGGGGACACGCTTGCGGAAGGCCTGGATGGCAAGGGTGAGGATCTGCGTGGCATTGAGTGTGACGCAGAGCTGGCCCGTCATCTGCGACAGCGGGGTGAGCATGTAACCACCGATGAAGGCGGTGACGGCGGCGGCGATGGGACCGTGAACCACCGCCATGAGGACGGTAGCGACGAGGGTGGCGAGGATGGCGGCTTTATTGAGCGTGCTTTTCATGATGGGGGTGGGGAGGCGGTGATGAGGTGAGGGTGTCAATGTCGAAGGCTGCGTTTAGTTGAGGCTGAGGCTGTGGACCTTGCCTTCGGTGAGTTTGAGGGCTTGAGCGGCGAGGCGTCCTTTCTCTTTGGGATCAGTGACGGACTCGGCCTGTGCCCAAAGTTCTTCTGCGGTGGACGATGGCGCGGCTGAGCCGGTGCCTTTGGGGAGCTGTGCTTCAGGGAGACCGGCGGCGGCGAGCTGGTGGATGACTTCGGTTTGGACGTCGGTCTGTTTGGTTTCGAGGGCGGTGACGGCGGCCTGGAGATCGGCGGCCTGGGTGCGGAAGGACTGCAGCTCGGTGAGCTGGGCTGCGATGGTGGCATCCCGCGTGGTGATCTGGGCTGTCAGATCGGCGATGGTGGCGTCCCGCGTGGTGAGATCGGCGCGGAGGGCGGCTACGGTGGCGGCGTTGGCGTTGGCCCCACGCAGGAGCGCGGTGGCGGTGGCGATGACGCCGGGCTTGGGGGCCTCAGCGGTGGGGGTTTCCACAACGGGAGTCGTGGCGGGTGCGGTGCCGCCTCCGCCATTGCTGGCGTCATCGGCGACGTTGAAGAGAGGTGTGCGAGGGCGGAGCATGGTGTGTGGCGTCTGGGTGACGAAGCACACGGGGTGTCAAATGGGGAAAGTGCTCAGTGCTCAGTTCTCAGTTCTCAGACAGCCACTGAGCACTGAGCACTGAGCACTTGTATTTCAAAGCGGACGAGGGCGTCCGCACTCCGCTACATGAGACTGGCGATGCAGTGCGAGAGTGTGGGATGGATGGCGTCGGCGAGGCCGTTTTGGATGGCTTGGTCGCCGTAGAACCACTGACCTTGCATGGTCTCAGGTGTGAGTGTGGGGCGGCGGGACTGCATGAAGGTCTTGAACATGCTGCCGATGTGCTCGACGCGGCTTTGTATATCACTGCGCTGCGCAGGGGTGAGGCTGGTGCCTTCGATGCCGGCACCTTTGAGTGATCCGTCGGTGAAGACTTGCATTTGCAGGCCCTCCATCTCGAAGGATTTGGATTCGTCGAGGATGGCGCAGATGGCGGAGATGCTGCCGAGCATGGCGGATTGACCGCAGTGGATCTCATCACATGCGGCGGCGAGCCACATGCCACCGGAGCAGGCTTCGTCGCAGTAGGCGATGAGCTTGCGACCGCTGGCAGCGAGGTTGAGCATGCACTGAGCACTATCGGCGACACCAGCGGCGGCACCGCCAGGGGTGTTGAAGTGGAAGACGACGGTGTGCACATCGGCGCGATTCATGAGCGCCAGGCACTGCGCATTCAGCGTGTCGAGATCGAAGCCGCCGCACATCGTTTCCAGCATGTCGAGATGCTTGCCGAGGATGCCGCAGACGGGGACGATGGCGATGCCCTGCTCGATTTCGAGGCAGGCGAGGCAGTCACTTTGAGACTGGGAGCCAGGGAGACTTGGGGACTCGGAGACTTGGAGACTTGGAGACTGGGAGAGGAGCGCGGCGCGGAACTGGGAGCGGATGGACTCGTGCTTGGCTTCGCGAATCAGCCATGGCTCAGCGTAGATGCGGGCGGCGATGCGGGGGAGTGAGCGGAGAGGTTTCATGGGGAGATTGAAGTGGGGGAGTGCTCAGTGCTCAGTTTTGATGCGAAGGGGTCCACACGTGTGGACCCAGGTGGGAAGGTTATTCGGTGGGCTCGGGTTCGTTTTGCGGATCGGGGGCATCGCCGTCAATTTGCTGGGGTGCGACTCCGGTGAGGGGTGCGACGGCGAGTGTGAAGCGATCAGGGAAGACGCGCTCAGGGGTGACGCGGCCTTCGGGGAGACCGGCGGCGGTGGATTGGCGGAGGCATTCGGCTTCGGCGAAGATGACTTCGGAGATGGCCTGTTTGATGGGCTTCTTCCAGTATGCACCTTTGGCTCCGTGGGTGTCGAGCCAGGTGGTCTGACCGGATTTGAGGTCGGTGAGTGTGGCCTGGGCGGTGCGGCCGCCGTCGATGTCGGAGGCGGCGAGGCCGATGTATTGGAAACTCTGCGTCCAGTTCTCACCAGGCAAGAGCTTGGGCTGGCGGAGTCGTCCGGCGCTCATCTCCAGTGCTAGGGTGTAAACGACTTGATTGTGGACGCGCTTGGATTGGTCGTAATGGTTGAGTTTGACCCAGCGTTTTTCGTCGCTGTTCAAGGTGCGGAGGGCGGGGCCGGTGAGACCGGCGAGATTGCACAAGCGCTCATAGCTGACGCCTGCGGTGTAGCAGCAGTCTTTGAGCAGTGCCTCCTCGAAGGCTTGATTGTTCATCGACGGGCGGTCGTCGGTGATGACCTTCATCTTCTGGCCGGGAGCGAGACCAGGCGTGGTGCCACCGGCATAGACGGCTTCCATGTTCATGGTGACGGTGGTGCCGTCGGCTTTGCGGATGGGGACGGCGATGTTGGCACCGGAGCCGGGAGCACCAGGTGTGCCGGTGGGGGCGGTGGCGACGGCGTCGGTCTCGATAACGGTGCCAAAGCGGGACTGAGATTTGATGGCGTGCTTGTTGTAACCACGAGTTTCAATCACGTCCTGCATGTTGAGGACAGCGGCGGCGAGGATGGAGAGCGGGCGGACTTGACCGCGATTCTCAAAGCGGGTCATATAGATGCACTTCCAGGCTTCGATGACGGTGATCTGCGATGGATCTTCACCATCCTTGATGCCGTAGGCGATGTGGCGGCCGCGATAGACCTGGACGCCATCCACCCAGTCGGTGCCGGCGCCGGGAGGATTGGCGAGCTGGTGGGACTCGTAGTAGGCCATGCGTGCACGTCCGCCCTGGCTCATGGTCTTGACGCAGAGAACATCGGCATCGCGGAAGATGCTGATGTTGTCCTGAATCTGGCCGCCGAAGAAGTCAAATTTACCGGCCATGTCCCACACCATGGCGGAGCCTGCGATGGACATGAAGGACTCAAAGGCGAGTTCGTTCCATTCTTCGTCGCTGGTGGTGGGCTGCGGTGTGAGGTAGCCGAGCATGGTTGCCATGCCATTGACGAGGCGGCGGATGAAGCCGAAATGGTTGTATAGGAACTGAATCTTGCGAGCGACTTCGTTGCGCGTCCAGGCGGTGATCTGGCGGCGGGTGTCGGTGGTGGGCCAGTAGATGTAGCCGCGTGCGGGATCTTGACCAGCTGCTTGGAAGCCACCGCCACCGAGGAGGAGGAAAGGACCGGCGGCGGCGTGGTCGCGATTGGCTGGCGCATCGGCGACGATGGTGGCGCGGGATTGTTTGGCGAGTTTGGTGCGGCGGCTCATGTCTAGCAACGGGTGAATCCTTGGCTGAAGTCGGTGCCGCCGTTGATGAACTGCGTGGTGCCTGCGGCTTCGTCGGCCTCATAGCGCTGAATGGCCAGCTCATAGAGTGGCTGCAGCACAGCGGCGGGGATGTTCCTCTCGGCGGTATTGGTGCCGCTTTCGTTGCTGGTGCTGGTGACGTATTCGTCGCCAGCCATGACGGCATCGTAGGCGGCATTGTGGCGCTCATTGAGCCATGCCAGGGGATCAGGCATCTGGCGGGCACGGCGCAGGGTGCCCGCAAGGAAGAGGTCGGAATTGATGGAAGCAGTCGCCACGGGGGAGCGGCGGTGTCAAAAGCGGGAGGGGGAGACTGGGAGTGGGGAAGTGCTCAGTGCTCAGTGCTCAGTGCTCAGTGGTCGGTGAATACAACCTGAGTTGGTATAATTAACTGTTGGACGACGGCTTGAGGATGTAGTCGCGGGATTTGGGGGCGTCTTCTTCTCCGTCTGGGGGCGGTGGGGCTGGGGCTGTGATGCCGGCGGCGGTGAGGAGGGGATTGAGGTGCTCGAGGAGCCAGAGGACGAGGTATTTGGTGGTGTCGCGCCAGTCGTTGGGGCCGAATTTTTGGGCGTTGTGAATCCACTCGTCGGTGGTTTGATCGTATTTCTCAGCGGTGAGCTCGGCGGCGAACTCGGCGGGGTAGTCGATGGGTAGCCAGATGCGCCAACCAGGTGCGCGGGTGAGCTTGTCATTCAATTCGTGCTGCAGCGGATGATCTTTGAACCAGCGGACCATGAGCTTTCCGAGGTCGCAGATGTCCTCGACGTAGCGGAGCATGCGGCCGCGTGCGGTGTTCTGGCTGCGTTTGTCGGGTGAGGAGTCGGCCTTGCGCTTAAAGCCTTCCTTTTCGCCCTCGCCCCGGACGGGCCAAATCTGCAGGCCGCGCTCGTGGAAGACTTGCAGGCAGAATTTGAAGACGGCCTGGCCACGGTAGCGGGCGTCGAAGAAGCCGGCAGTGATGGTCATGGGGAGCGCCTCGCCGACGATGGGGTAGGTGCGGGAGATGACGTTTTCGCGGAGGGTGGTTTCATCGTCCTCGCGGCCGAGGTCGATGAGATGGGCTTCGCATTGGCCGGGGAGGAGGGCGTCGATGCGGATGCTCCAGACGCTGTATTTGAGGTGCGTCTTTTGTTTGTCGATGAAGATGAGGATCTGCGTGGGCCGGAACGGTAGCGGGGCTGAGAACTGGCCGCGCTGGTAGGCGAGGCGGTAGCCGCCGGGGATGCCGTGGGTGGTGGTCTGCTCGATCTCGGTGCCGTCGGCGGATTTGACCTTGCGGGTCTCGACGCGACCGGCGACGAGGGCGGCGATGGTGTCGGCATCAGTGGAAACGATGTCGGGCTCTTCGCACTCGCCTTCATGGTTGTTGATGTAGTGGACTTTGGCGGTGTGCGATGGCTGGATCTCGAAGGCGAGCAGGGCCATGACGCGGAGCTTCCCCCAGGTGACCTTTGGGTGATAGCTGATGTAGTCGCTGAGCTGGTAGCTTTCGACGCCAGGGACGGGCGGGACGTATTTGCCGTCGATGCCGCGACGCCGGTGCTGGGGATCGCGGGGAAGCCAGAGCGCTGCGTTGTTCATGAGGCGCTTTTCGCTTTCGTGAATACGGCCCTGGCAATGAGGGCAGACGCAGAAGGTGTTTTTTTCGACGGCGGCGAGATCCCATGTGCCATCGGCGTGGCGGCAGTCGGCGTCGTTTTGGAATTGCGATCGCGAGAGCACAAAGCGCCGTTCGCAGCGTGGGCAGAGCATGGCCCAGTCCTTCTGCGTGCCACGGATGAAGGCGCGGTCGATGGGGCCTCCGGCTTTTTTGGGCTTGCTGATGGCGATGAGCAGGGAGTCGGAGACGTCGGTCTGACGTGAGAGGGCACGCTCGTAGGTGGTGGTGGAGTCGGTGGCGTCGTGCTCCTCCAGCTCGTCGAGGATGAAGTAGCGCACCCACCATTCCGTAAACATGCGCGAGGAGCCGGATGGCCCCATCTTGATGAGCATGTTTGTGAGGTAGATGTTGGAGAGTCCGTTGTCGTGCTCATCGGGCGAGAGCTGGGCGGCGGCGGTCTTGGCGAGGCTGGCGAGGATGCGGCGCTTGGTGACATCGCGGCCTTGCTTGTCTTCAGGGAAAACGATGCCGGCATTGCCAGGCCAGTTGTCGGGCATCCATCGGAGGATATTGAACGCGGCCTCGGTGGCACCGGATCGTGAGGGTTTTTTGACGACGGCCTCGCGCACGTCGGAGCGGAGGGGTAGCTCCTGCAGCTCTTTCATCCACGGCGTTTTATCGGGATCATACCAGCCTTCTTCGGCGGCCATCTTGGCATCGAGCCAGACCTTGCGAGCGGCCCATGACCACACGGGCTCGGTGGGTGTCTCTTTGAAGTTGGCGGCGGCGATGTCGGCGCAGATGCGGTATTCGAGGCTGCTAGTGATCTGCTGCTGGCGTGCGCGGTCGAACTGGTGGCGGAAGAGCTCGAGATCGGCTGGGGGTGCCGTGCGATGCGACGGCAGAGAGAAGGTGGGGATCTCGCTGGAGATGACCATGATCAGGCGGCGAGTAAGGTGGCGAGATCGGCGTCGGGGATTGCGGTCTCGAAGCGCGTGGCTTTAAGCGCGGCGAAGATTTTATCGCGAAACGGGAGCACAGCCTGACGACGGGCGATGGGATCAAGATCTGGGGCGAAGCGCTCGACGAGCAGAAGCAGGCTGGAGGTGAAGGTCTTGTTCATCGCTCCAAAGATGACACCAAGGGCTTCACGCTCGCGGTCGACTTCGAGCACTTCGCCGGACTGGAGGCGCTCGCGCTGGCGGTCTTTTTGCCAGGCTCGCAGTTCTTTGATGAGCGCTTTGTATTCGTTCCATGCTTTGAAGAAGCGGACGGTGTTCTGCGCTTTTTTTGCAGAGGCCATTTCAGCGAGCCAGCCTTCGGCGAATTCGCGGAGCTGCTTTTCGCCGGAGGTGGCCTGGTCATCGAGCACCGGGAGCGCGAAGTCGGGAGGGAGATCGGCAGGCGCGGGGAGGTGTGGCGCTGAGGACTCGCTTGGTGCAGTGGCGGGAGAAGGCGACGAAGGCGGAGAGGTCGCGGCGGGGCCGGTTTGCTCCAAGAGGATCATCCACGGCGGGGGACTCTTGCCTATGACACCGGCATCACGCAGGCGACGCCACCAGGCTGCCAGCTCATGCGGGCGCTGGAATGGCGGCAGATCCACCGGCGAGACCTCGCGTCCCTTTTCGATCCAGCGCTTCAGCATCCTTTCAGGGTCTTTGCCAGTGATACCCAGGCGAAGAGCAAATTCGTCCATACCTACTCCGCCATAGAATTTAATTGTCTCGCGCCGCCGAGCACTTTTCTCACTTTCCTCAAAAGCAGCCAGCTCCAACCCACCTTGGCTGGGGACATTTTCAGAGACTGACGAAGTTTCGCTCACCTCCAGCGTGACGTGTCAAAAGCAGGGACGTTTTAAAATTTAAACACTTACTCTCAAAAGCAGATAAGGACATTATACC